TCATCCAAGCTCATTGTTTTCTCAGCAGTACCGAAAGAAACTGGTACGTTTGCTTGAGTAGCAACGGTCAAAGAAGTATTTTGTTCGTTAGTACCTTGTGGGGTAATAGCTGGGCCAGTAGAAACTGTGTAATCGTTCGGTAAACGGATACGCAGAGTCGAACCGATCTTAGCGCCTGTACGAGCAAATTGATCGTCATATTGACGGGAAACTGTACGCAAGAAAGCGTTAGTTTGTGTAAACAGACGCACCGCTTCATTGGTGATCTGATTGATCGTTAATAATGAATTGCTAGTCATTTAAGACCTCCATAAGAAAAAGAAAAAAGAAACTACACTTTTCGCCCCTGCCCTATGGAGTCGATACTTAACGGGCCATCCATCAGTTTACGGTCTGATTACACCTAAATGCATTAAAACGCTTTTTTGAATAATTGTCAATTATCTGCGTTTATTTTTGTTGCGCCACGTGATCCAGGCTTGATGATCAGACGGATCAGGTTCAACCGTTCCACCAGTACCACTTGAACCACCGCCAACTTCACTCATTGGAGGGGGAGTGCGCGACACTTGTTTGCTAAAAGATTTGACAGCTTTGCTTGATAATTTGGTCAATTCGATGCCCATTTGCAATGGAGATAGGTTGGCAATACGGATGGCATCGCCCACGTTTTCAGATTTGCCAAGAAAAGTAATGACCGCCTCAGGATTGGGAACGGATGCAATGGCTTGCAAGAAATCATTTCCACCGACACCGGCCAAATTCAAATTGGAAATCGAACGGTCATATTCTTGACCAAATTCAGCCTTTGCTTTTTGTTCAATGTCATTCATGGCATTAATAAAGGTTTGTTGCTGGACGCGTTGCTCAGCGATTTGTTGAGCGTAAACCATTGCCAATTCCTCGACATTGCCTTGATTTTGAGCAGGCGCTTGGGATTGTTGGGTTTGTTGTTGCTGGATTTGGGATTGAGCAGATTCCAAAGCAGCAAGGCGCTCGCGAGCAGCATTCTTCTCAGCAGCTAATTCGCCCATTCTGCGCTTTGCCCATTCAGGCAGATCATTGTAGGAATTCTCGCCAGTCTTGCCATCAGGCTCGGCAGGAGGGGTATTTTGCCCATCGTTGCCCTGATTTTGACCTTCTAATTGTTGCACTGCGTTATTTTGTGCGTCTAGTTCTTGTGTAGTTGCACCAGTTGCGTTGTCCATTACGACTCCTAGGTTATTTGTGAAAGATTGTCAGAAAGCACTTGTGACGGATCAAAGTGGCTTAAATCATACTCCTTGCCAGGTTGAGGTGTCCCTTCGATTTCTCTAACGGTTTTATCAGCGATCTTGGAAAGATCAATCTTGCTGAGTTCGGATAGCAAAGCCTTGACGCGATCGGTCTCAGCCTTGAATGCTTGGATAGAGTCTTGACGCTCATTTTCAAAGCGCAGAGCCAAGTGATTGAGGGCATCCATATCAAGACGTTGTTTATCAAGCGCCAAATAGGATTGCTTCTCTTGGAGTTGCTCTTGCAATTGCTGGATGATGGCTTGAGCCTGCTGGAGTTGTTGTTGCAATTGTTGCTCTTGCTCGGATGGCCCAGTACCCAAGATATTTGGAGGAATCCAGTTGCGCATACGCTCCTGTAACTTGTCAGCATTCGGGAAGTCAGCAGATCCCATATAAAGATCGCCAATAACCTGAGAAAGAGCAGGCTGAGCAGCCAAGAGTTTAGTCATTGCATCAAAAGCCTCTTGTCTGCGGGTGTCATAGCTTGGCCCAACTTCCGCAACCACGTCATATTTGCCCACATTCGGATTAAAGATGGCAGTAACTCGAGCGTTTTCTTCGTCCTCAGTCTTTTTCATTGGCTCAGCCAATTCAGGATCAACCATGATCTGACTCTCGGTATTGTCATCGCCAAGGATTCGCACGATTCGCTTGGTGTCATAGACTTTAGGGATCAAATCAATAATCATGCGACCAGTCGTTTGAATGGCCATGTTTTGATTGTCTTGGAAGTGATAAGTAACGCGCTCGCCTTGGTTTACGCGCTTCTCGATCGATATACCTGAAAGCTCTTGGGATTGCTCGCCAAAGGTTTGATCGTATTGACCGGAGGTCATCATCAATTCTTGAGCAGCAGTTGCCATGCCTTCCATATAAACAGGAGCGCTTGATGGAGGTTGCTGACGAACTGGTGAAGGAATCGCATTGCCATTCTCATCTGCATGGTTGTATGGCAAATAAGCATGGTTCTCAGTATTGGCAGTAGCCCAATAGTTTTCCAAACCTTCGATGGCTTCGACTGGGGCCATGTATGGGGATTTAGATTGCAATGCGCCAAACTCTATGGCAGCAGAAGCATTGTAGTTGTAAGCGCGCTGAGCATCCTTCATGTAGCGGATTAAGCCCTTACGATCTAAACGTCCTTCGATAACGACTTCTTCTCCTGGACAACGAATAATAGGCACATAAGAGCCAGGCCATGTACCCTTCTCAAGCACTTCATCGCCACCAATCAGATACTTTTTGATGGTGCGCTTATCGATTCTGCGTCTTGTAATTCCTTCCGCGCCCTGACGAATTGCCTCATTAAATAGCTTGCGCTCATCGACAGAAATATCGCTTTCTTTGGCATAGCGCATAGATCCATCGGGATTCTCAAGGGCATAAAGCCATTCTTTGCGCACTTCAAGCTCGTAGTATTCAGCCAAACGAACCACGTCTTTAGTAATCCACATTTGATTGCCTGACGGACTTGTGGCCGGCAATTTGAAGTTAGGGAACTTGCGCTCAAACTCTCTGCGAGGCATATCCTCATAGATAAAGCCAAATTTTGCGTCAAGGCCATCCTTACGCTTGATATGCGGATCGAGATATACGCTCATCGCATCGGGAACTTCTTTAATGAAGATTTCCTGATCGAAGGTGGAATCGTCAGCGTAGGCAGTAGTTAGTCTCCAATAACCTATGCCACCGCCAACCATATGCTCGGCAGCAATGTCATAAGCGACTTTGGCATTGGATTTGTATTCAATATGACGAACCAATCCCTCGAAGATTTCAGCAGCCTCATAGGTTGCCTCGTCATTAGTTGGGTGAACTTGAACGGATGGCTTATTGGCTTTGAGATTGTTGACAACGTGAAGCCAATGCGTATGCGTCTTATTGATCGTGAGCATCGGCTGGGTATTTAAATGCCGTCTTGCTTTGACTGACGGCTCCCATTGGTCTTGATTGTCAGAATCAGCATACAGGAAGCGCATATCTTCGCGATAGCGTTGACGAGTGGCTTGTTCCCAGTTTAGGCAAGCCTGAAAGTTCTCGTATGCACGTTCTATGATGTCTTTTTCTCTATCTGCCATATCACATCCAATATCCGCCTCTTTGATTACCAGGCATAGTGTTAAATGGTTTCTTAGGATTAGAGAGTTTTTTCTCTTTCCTATCCCTTACCATTCCAGGGAATAATTCTGTAAGCACCCAAATCCAAGCATCTGCTCGGTTAGGTGACTTACTTCCATTGTAGCCATTCGTAGAAAACGAGGCAAGCTCATCTTCAAGGTCAAGGAATCGACCAACGTGCCTAATTTTGCCTTGCTCATAAAGAAGTGAAAACGGTTCAGCGCGAACGACTTTGCCACGCGAAGCACTCACCGCTTTAAATGGAGTCCTTGATCGAGCCGACTGGATGACTTGCTCAACCATTGCACCCCCGAAGTTAGTCTCGGCAACAACCAAGTCAGCCTTGTGGCGATCATACGCAGACGCAGCCATGCGCCCCCAATTAACAGGGCCAGCTTTAATCGTTGCATCCTCTAGTAGATAGGCATTTCCGTCAATACCCAATGCACCAACCACGATCCCAGTAGCATCATTGTCAGCATTATCGGAATCGCCAGCACCGCTAGGATCAACTCCAACAATAACCCTAACAAGCTCGGGGAGGTTTTCTTCATCGACTCGCCATTTGTCTATGTTTTCCTCGGAGAATAGCTGATTCGGATTAGCGTCAGCAAATTCACCCAAAAGAAAGCGTTTTTGCAGTCTTGCACTTAGATTTCTCAAAGTGTCCAAATAATTATCCGACAAGTTGGCAGCATTGTCCGAAGGATTTATCTGAAAATTAGCGTAATCGTCCTTATTGGTAAGCTCAATTTTTGTATCAGGATCGCGCTTAAGCACGAATATTTGATAAGTCCAATGGTTTTTGTTGGGTGGATTGCAGTCAAAATACATCTTTGGCTTTAATAGCCTATCGGGTTTACCCTCAATCTTTTGCATGACTTTTTGAGCCAAACGAGTGATTGCGATACCAACCGACTGCCAATTGATCTGAGAAGATTCGTTTAGATAAATGGTTGCAAACTCCATACCAAGGATCTTCTCGGTTCTTTCCTTGTCATCAAGGCCACCAAACCATATCTCAGAGCCATTCGGAAAGGTGACGAACCAGTCCGACTTGTTCATTTTGTATTCAATATTTGGGAAAGCAAGCTCCATGACCTTTGGGAAAGTGTCATAAACAATGGAATTCTTGACCTGATTAAACCGAAAACGAAGCACCGCATGACGCGAGCCAGGCGCTTTTAATGCCCTAACGATGACCTGACGCATTAAAAGAAAGGTTTTCCCTGACCGAGATCCCCCAAAAAGCATGATGTAGGTTGCCTCAGAGGAAAGCACCTCCAATGCCATAAGCTGCTTTTTATGTAGCTTCACGCATCCTCGTCCAATGGATTGATGATGACTTGCAATGCACCGCCATTTTTGCCGGTCAATTCATGTTGCATCTTTTCAGACCATCCCATTTGGGTTTTAGTCCACCAAATAGCAGCAGTCGTATCGCCATTGATCGCTTTATTGAATAAAGACTTGGACACTTGGGCAGAGGCAGTCGCTTTTCCAAGGCCAAGCTCAAGCTCATAGTGCTTAGTTAATGTTTTGACAGAGATTCCAATCAAAGCAGCGATTTGTTCTTGAGGCAAACCAAGACCGGATGCTTGTTGCACCTGAGCCTTTGTCTTATCGGTTGGGCAATGTTCTATCATTTTCTTTTATAGTCGGGAAGTGTCCAAAATAATCTTAATTAAATCAAGAATTTAGCAATTCCGCTTTCCTTCCTGTGAAATCTTCCCAACGCTTAACGATTACATCGCAATATTTTGGGTCTAATTCCATAACTCTAGCGCATCTGCCAATCTTTTCACAAGCAATAAGAGTAGAGCCTGAACCACCAAATAAATCTAATACTATATCTTTTGCTTTAGAACTATTATTTAATGCTTTTTCTACCAACTCTAATGGCTTTTGAGTAGGATGAACATAATTCTTTTCTCGGCTTACTTCCCATACTGTGCTTTGGTCATATCCTGCATAAAACTCACCATTTACATAAATTGCACATTCATGCTTGGGTCGATAATTTGACCACATAGTGCCTAATCCATTTTTTACCCAAACAATTTGTGAACTTGCTTCTTTTCCACATAATTTAAGAGCATGATAAAACTCATAGATACCTTTGTAACCATGCCATATATACCAAGCAGCTTTATCTTTTAATGATAAATTTGCACAATTAAATACAGCAACAAGGAAATCAACTAAACCATTTCCTGTTACAGCATCATTTTTAATCATATCCCAATCTTTTGAGCCACCCTTTCCATCATAGCTAACTCCATAAGGGGGGTCTGTATGCAATAAATCAGCTTTTTGACCATTCATTAGCTTTTCTACAGCATCAATGCTTGTGCTATCTCCGCACATAAGCCTATGATTTCCAAGGATATATATATCACCAGGCTTGGTTTTTGGCTCTTCGGGTATTTCGGGAACGGAATCTTCATCCGTTAGGCCTTCTTTTGATTCGATGGGGTTTAGTAATGCATTAAGCTCGTCTTTACTAAATCCGATCAAATCTAGGTCAAATCCTAAATCATTTAATTCATTTAACTCTAAATTGAGTATTCCAGTATCCCAATCGGCATTTAAAGCCAATTTGTTGTCGGCAATGATTAAAGCCTTTTTTTGGGCTTCCGAAAGATGGGAAAGTTCAATAACTGGTACTTTAGACATTCCCATCTTACGAGCAGCAAGTAAACGACCGTGGCCAGCGATAAGACCATTATCCCCATCCACCAAGATAGGGTTAGTCCAACCGAACTCTTGAATACTGGCAGCGATTTGAGCCACTTGTTCATCGGAATGCTTCCTTGAGTTGTTGATATATGGGATTAAGCTATCAACGGACTTCTGAACGATTTTGCTCATTGAACGGAAGCGGAATGGTTACGATAATGCTCGATGTCTTGAGCGATCTCGAGAAGGTGCTGAGCCATTGCTTCGCCCTTCATAATCTGCTGGCGATTTGATGGCACGATTTGAGCCATAGCGATCCATACGGAGTAGAACTGAGAGAGCTTCTCATATTCGTTTGGATCAATTTCGTTTTTGACGTTGTCTTGTGTAGTTGTCATAAATTGAATTGATGTTGTTGGTTATTTTTTCTTTGCTTTTGCTTTCCCTGCTTTTTTAGCAATTGCTTCACGTTGAACTGCATATCCGATCGCTTCGGCCTGCTTTGGCTTTTTGCCTGCCTTGATTTCCTTGGCAATATTGGCAGAGCGAGTCTTGTCTGACGTTCCTTTGCGTAATGGCATTTTTTGTCCTTAAAAGGTAAAAGACTAGGGTTTCCCCTAGTCAGTTATTAGGCGATGTTTTGCCATTTAGTGCCATCGGAATAGAATATTGCGCCAATTCCAGTAGCGTTTGTGGTGATTCCAAGTGATCCGGCTGCTGCGCCTGCTGGAACTGAAGTCGAGTTCGCAGTAATTGCAGTAGTCAGAGCATAGAATCGCGCTCCACTTTCAAATTTAATAAAGTTGACGATTGGTTCGTCATTTTCTACACCAGCAAAATAATTAGGCATGATTATTTCCTTTTAGTTACTTTGGCCAAGACAGAGATCTGCGCTTTTGCTTCTCTCTGTGCTGCAGCCATTCTTGATCTATTAGCTTCGATCTCTTTAGCCCGTTGAAGGGTGCGAAGATCATCTTGCGCTCGCCACTTCTTTTCTTCGGCATCCATGCGAGGCGCAGCAATGATTACTTCTGCTTTACTTGGGGATTTACGATCTTTAGTGGTGAGCGTAGCCATTATTTGACGTTGGTTTCTTTGATCATTGGGACACCGTTCGTCAAGTTAGGCTCTTTAACAGGGCCTTCAGGTGGAACGATGTATGGCTCATTACCAACTCGGCATTGCTGAGCATAGTCAGCAGCGCGTTGTAGGTGTCCAGGATCTTTAATTCCTGATTTGCCTGTTTTTTCTTTTTCAGCCTTGGATTCATAGGACATTTTGCCCTTTTCGCCCATGCCACGCTCTTTAGTGCGCATTTCTTCTTTGCTCATGTTTAACTCCATAAATAGGTGAATTTAGCTAAATCCCACCCATTAGGGGTGATTAGCCCAACTATAAATCAAATCAAGGCATTTTTCAAAAGATTTTTTTTCTTCTCTTTGTAGATCCGAATAATCTCTTTTAGATCATCAATGGTGTATTTTTTTATCGAATTATCGGACTCCAAAGCCTCGACACGCTCGATGCCAATTCGTTTGATCAATCCAATACGATAGTCAACTGCTCGCCCAGCTCCCCATCGATTGCATTGCTTGCGCTGGCCATGAGCGTTATCTTCATGGAATCGAAGATGAGGGGCAGATCCAACCGACCGGTAATGGCCACAATCAAACGCGCCCCCAACTTCATAAAATCC